GATGTGGACCGGCCACTGGAACGCATACGAAAAGTTCGTCCAGGATCGACGCGAGCAAGAGAAGCAAGCCAAGATCCAACAGGTGCGTGAAGCGCAGCGCAAGAAGAAACTGTACATCGACATTGCCATCATTGTCGGTGGGTCACTGGCAGCTATCGCTGTCATTGCGGGGTTTATACTAGCAATCTCAGCGGCGAAGGGGTGATGTATGTGGGTGCTGTTTGTCATTCTACTTGAGGCGAATCGGTACATCGTTGGACCGCAAGGTGTGTACCCGACAATGGAAGACTGCTTTGAGGCCAGAGATTTTTTCATGGCAACTGCACCGCAACCCAAGATCAACTACGACTCAATCTGTATTCAGACTAACTACAACATAGGAGGCTTGTAATGCTCGGCGTACTATCAAAGATACTAGGCTCTGGCGATGTCATTAAGAAAGGCATGGAGCTGATTGATGATATGCACACCTCAACAGAAGAAGAGGTCGCCATCAAGTCGAAGGCTAGAATTGACCTCATGAATGCGTACCAGCCGTTCAAGCTGGCCCAGCGGTACTTGGCCCTGATGTTTGGATTAACATTTTTGTTAAGTTATGTCCTGGTACTTGGCATGACCATCTCAGGCTATGGTGACCCAGACGCAGTGACCAAGGTCATGGATCAATTCAGTATCAACTACGCAATGCTCATCATCCTTGGCTTCTACTTTGGTGGTGGAGCTGTCGAAGGTTTCTTGGAGAAGAAAAAGAAATGAGCTGGACTTCACCCTACTTCACAGCGGATGAAATGAAATGCAGTCACACAGGTCTGGAGATGATGGACCCGGACTTCATGCAGCAGCTGACCCTGCTGCGGGAAGCATGGGGCAAGCCGATGGTGATCACGTCAGCGTACCGCCACGACACCCATCCAATCGAGGCGAGAAAGGACAAGCCCGGCGCGCACACCACAGGCCGCGCAGTCGACATAGCCGTTCAAGGTGAAGACGCACTCAATCTTCTGGAGCTGATCCTGCTGCATGACTTCACGGGCGTCGGCATCCAGCAGAAGGGCAGTGGCAGATTTATTCACATCGACAATCTTCAAGGTCAAGAAGGCTGGCCACGCCCGACGATCTGGTCCTATTGATGGAGCTGAGTCGGTGGAGAAAAGCAAGTACCCGGCGACTCAGTCAGAGGCGCTAAGACAAGGTGTTACTTACTATTTCACCGGCAAGCCATGTAAGCATGGCCATTACTCGGAGCGATTCGCTCAGAACCGCAACTGCCGCGAATGTCTACGCCTACGCAACCGCGCTAGAACAAGGCAAGATTACTGGATCGACTACGGAGACGAGCAATACAAGGAGCGCAAGCGAGTCAACGCCAAGAAGTATTACCAGAGTCGCGCCCACAAGCGCAGCGTTAGAACTCGCAGATTCTTTGAGACGAAATCAAGAGTCGCAACCAGTCAAGGCGTTACAGAACTACGGCGGGTTCGACTTGAGGCACAGCTGCTATCTATCGATACTGGTGTAAAGCATGAAGTCGATCACATCATCCCCCTGATCCATGACCTGGTGTGCGGACTCGACGTACCGGATAACGTACAGATACTGACCAAGGCAGAGAACCGGCGGAAAGCTGCGAGGTTTGACCAGGACGAACAGTCACGCATACAAATGCAGCTGATAAAGAAAGCCCCTCCGGAGAGGGGCTAGCCCGGCGGGTGACCGGGTGAGGGAACCTAGCAAGAGTGTGAGAGAGTTGCTAGTCCTCTGAGTCTAGCATTGCATACAGACTGGTGTCATGCATTTTTGCCCATGCTTTCCTGGGCTTGATCATCCCCGTCACAATGAATATCAACCCCTCCAGAAGGATCTCAAGTCGAGACAGGACGATCCTGCATAGGAGTGCTATCCAATATACGCAATGCCCTAGACTTACCAGGAACACGTGCAATGCGATTCGCCTCTTCAAGTCTAGCCAGGCTTGTAAAGATCCCGCGTTTCGATTTCTCACCGACTCCCTCCATCATCTCTGTGTACGTTGGTGCATACCGATTAGCTTCAAGGAAGTCGATGATGAACTCAAGCAGCTTCTTGTCCTTGCCATTCATTCCTCCTTCCCCCTGATAAACTTATGCGGGTCAATGTTGTCCCAGATAAATCCCTTGAGTGCTTCACAGTATGCGTCGTATGTCATCGCTGCGAACTCCGCTTGTTTCTCTGAAGGGATGAACAAGTCCTGAAACTCATCCGGCTTCCCTTCAATCTTGATCGTTACCGTTACCGCCATGACCATCTCCTCTTGATCCATTCAACACCACGTTTGATGTCCCACTTGCTGTCGAGCATTGTCGACTCGGACAGGACACCGGACTTTTCCGCTAGGTTACGGCGTCTCGGAAGCTCATAAAGCTTCCGGTTAGTCCGAACCCAGTGCTTCACTATGTTCTCGGTCAGGCCAATCTCCGCAGCAATCTTGGCGTAGGATATGTCCTCCCGGTACATAGAGGTGATCACCTCGATCTGTTCCCTGGTCACATGAACCTCATCACTTCAATGCAGCTGGACTTATCGTTGCGCGCAGTGGTGATTGAGCCACGGCCAAACAGCTTTGTCGCAGCGTAGGCGAGACACGACTGAATGGCAGGAGGATCAAAGTCCCCGAATGGGACCGTCAACTTCTCTCCGATATTCAGGTTTTGGATTTGCTGTTCGCAATATTGTGAACATCCAGGATTTTTGACAGCAGATCGCTTCCTCTCTGCCTGGAGTGCGACGCCAAAGGTTTCTCCATCCTCAGTCTCTACACCGTAGCGACAGCCAATGGCATCCAACATCTTCAACGCTTTCTCCAGCGCCTTCTTCTCTACTTGCATCATCGACATTTTAGTTCTCCTCGATTTTCAATGTCTTGCCGCGTTGCTGATGTGCTTCAACGGCAGGGATTACCTTCACCTGTTCAGGCTTGGCTTTGATATTTCTGACCGGCCAGGTGACCTTGTATCTACCGGCGATGCACTCGCTGGCATCCTGCATCTGATCCATGATGTCCAGTTGCAGATCATCCGCCAGAGTTTCATACGCCTTCAGCTCAGATCGTATGTGAGCCAACTGCTCGATCTTCTCCTGCAATGGCGTGTCCGCGTCGATAATTTTTTTCGGGAACTGAGGTTCAGGATACTTACGCACTGCCTCAGTTGTGGACAGCGGCGGGTACAGATCACGGTCCTTCACCCTGCGGCAAAAGTCCGAGCAGACTTTAATGATCTCCTGCTGCATCTGTACACTCTGCTTGTACACAAAGATGCGCAGCTCAACTCCCTGGTACAGCGTACAAACCGCGCCCCAGGTTGCCCCGGTGCAGAGCATCTGACCTTGCAGTTGGATCGGCCCGCGATAGAGATCGGGCTTCTCTTGTGGTGCGACGCGGGTGAGCTTGGCTTCCAGGATGCCCATGCCGATCAGCTCAATCTCTTCATCGGCGGAAATAACATAGATGCCATTGTCGGGGTCATGCTTGATGACGACCCCGCCACCCTCAGCTGTGCCATCCAGACTGCAAGACAGGATGTCCTGGTAGTGATGCGGCTCAGGATGATCCAGCATCAAGCCACCGACACCGAGCCGAGCAGCTGCCTCCTCCAGGATTGTATCTTCCAGCCTGTTGCCCCATTCAGCTGCCTCGATGCGCTTCTCTTCACCGGGTAATCGGTCCACACCCTGATCAACGCACTTGATTGCGCGGTCCAAAACGACTAGCGGTGTCTCATACGGACTGTGTCCCATGATCGACGGCAATACAGACGCAGATGGCTTCTGCGACGACGTGACTTTACCTACCATGAAAATTCTCCTCTACCCATGCGTCAACCTCTACTCTCCGCCAGCGGTTGCAGTAGCTCCCAATCTTGATGGGCATTGGGAAATGACGATCCTCCTGCCACTTATTGATAGTGCTGCGCGCTATCGAGAGGCGAGTGCAGATTTCATTTGCAGAACAAAATTCTTGAGAAGGCTTGGACCTGGATCTTTTGTTAGAAACTTCATTTGATTGGCTGATTAACTCAGATAGACGCTCAATCAAATCGATTACTTTTTTGTTTTCTTGAGCAATCATTTCTGTGACTTCATCTCTGGTGATCATCTCTGTTTTTCCTTTGTTGTTAAAAAATAAACTCATTTGAAGTACCCCTCTGGGAATATTCCCTTGTTGAAAAACCGACGCAGTAGTTTATCGACTACAAATGCGCACAGCACGAACCCGCCATAGATCCCAATGAACATGGTCAGGAAGAAAAAGACATCGATGATATTCATACGAACGACTCCAGGATTGTTTCGATCAGGCGCTTTTCAACGCGCTTCTTGTCGCCGTCCGGGGTGCGGATCGTGACAATCCGACCACGGTGCGACAGGACTGTGCCGGTGATCTTGCCACCGGCCAGTGAGATTTTTGCTCCGATGTGCAGCTCCATTACGCGGCCTCCACGATTGCCTTCAGCCTAGCCCAGGTTGCTCGATGATTGCGGACCAATAAGGCATAGGTTGCCTCATCGAGTTCATCCAGCTGGTGAAAGTACACGCTGTGGACGCGGCAACGCGCCCGAGCAAACATTCTTTCAAGATTGATTCTCATTACCACGCTCCATCAGAAATGATTGTTGCAATAATTCCAACAGCCCGACGAGCTGCCTGATCAGTATCCAAAGATCGATTTGGCCCGACAGTCATACGGAAATCGGCGAAGTCGCCTTTTCTATAAAGTTTGTCGTAAGCATCTTCTAAGAAGATATCAGCGTTGATGCGGCACACGTTACCGGCCCACTCAAACTCGATCTCGAAATAATCGTAGTATTCACTTTCCATATCGAGCTTCTTGATTTCAAGGCCAGCTAGCTTTGCAAGGCGCTTGATGTCACTCCACTTAATCTTTGTTTCCATCTCTTTTGTCTCTCTCACAGTTTCCCAAAGGCCGAAGCCAGATCTGAATATAAACGTGCGTTTCACCTGATGTCAACACATCAATGCAACTTTTTTTTAAATTGTATCTTGCACTCGACGTTTAGAGGAGTAACATCGGCCAAACCAAAACAACAAGAGAGGCAACCCGATGGGCGGGATGAGTCGTCGCAAAGGCGCTGCATTTGAGAGAGAAGTCGCTAACCTGATACGCGATCACCTGGGATTTGATGCCAAGAGAAACCTGATGCAAACAGCGGAAGGTGGGCATGATCTCCTGGGCGTTCCTGGTTGGGCTATCGAGTGCAAGCGTTATGCGTCGATCAAACCAGCTGATCTTAGGAAGTTTTGGGAGCAGACGGTAATGCAAGCGCATGACGTTAAAGCGTTGCCGTGTCTGATCACCAAGCAGGATCGTCAGGCTATTCAGGTTCACATCCAGTGGATCGGCCCAGGCTCTGATTGTTTTGGTGATTCAATCGAGGGCGTCGCAACGATCAGCTTTGAGCTGTGGTGCGGCATCGTGAGAGAAACCTTACAAGAGGATGAACAATGTTAGGTTTAAATACACCATCATCACAAGGCAGCGGAGAGCTGCAATATCTAAAGTGGATCAACAACATTGGCAAGTTTGCTGTCGACGGTAACGACAACATCTTGCTTCAGTTGAAAGGTCTGATCGTAGACCCAGCCAGCCTGAAAACTGGATGGGGGTACATTACCAGGGGCGCTGCTCCTGAATGGCAATGGGACAGCGCACCGGGTGTAGCTGGGCCAGAGCCAGAGCCTAAAGGTCCAGAGTATCAGGATCGATTCAAGCGAGGTTTCTACCTGGACGTCTTTGTCCCTGATGTGGGATGGCGTCCTTGGACAACCAATGCCAAAGGATCTGGTATCGGACTTGAAGATGTGTGGCCAGCTGTTCATGAAGGACACAAGGCAAATCCAGGCAAGTGCGCGAAGCTGGCTTTCAAGGGTTCCAAAGATGTGGACCCTATGAAGATCCCGGTCTTTGAACTGATTGGTTGGGTGGACCGTCCTGGTGAATCACCAGAGGTAGCGCAAGCTGCTCCAGCTCCCGCACCTGTACCAGAACCAGCCCCAGCACCCCAGGGGTCTGCTCCTGCATCGGAAGAGCAGTGGTTCTGATCTTACGCCCCCCTCGGGGGGCATTTTTTTTGGGGTGAATCATGCACAAGTACGCGCAACATATTGGAGTCGTTGCCAGAGAACTGTGGGGAGAAGAAAATAAATCGCTCTCACATGGCAACGAACTCAGGTTCGGCACACACGGATCAAAGTCAGTCGATCTCGACAAGGCGGTGTGGTCGGATCACGAAACAGAGGAGGGTGGCGGCTTCATTGATCTGTGCAAGCTGGCCTACCCGCACGTCAATGGATCAATGGCTGACTTCCTAGATGAGCAATTCGGGCTAGATAAAGACCCGCAGTTTCAGAAGACAGCCAAGGGTTCTAACAAGATTCAAACATTCGACTACATCGGGGATCACGGTGTCCTGGTTTATCAGGTTATCCGCACGGACTTCCCTGACGGGTCGAAGACATTCAGACAGCAGCAACCTGATGGCAGGGGAGGATGGATCAAGAACCTGAAGGGCATTGATCCGATCCCGTACAACCTACCCGAGGTGCTGTACCACAAGAAAGCTCCTGTGATCGTCGTTGAAGGCGAGAAATGCGTGGAGCGGCTCAAGCAGGAAGGGATCATCGCAACCACAAACAGTGGTGGCTCTGGTAAATGGACCGACCAGCACAGTCAATGGTTGAAGGATCGATCAGTCATTGTCATTCCGGATAATGATGACGTGGGTCGCAAGCATGGCGCTAAGGTAGTGAACTCACTACTAGGTGTCGCAAAGGAAGTGAAGCTGCTTGATCTTTCCGAGGTGGTCGATGCGAAGGGAGACATCGTCGACTACCTAGACAGCGGAAAGACCAAGTCACAGCTCATTGCGATGGCGCGGAAAGTGCCGGTCGTCACAGAGGCATTACCTGATCCTGGAGAGATCAAAGATCAGCAGAGGCCGGTCTATGACGTTATGACGTTGAAGCAGCTCAAAGAGATGCCACCGATTGAGTGGTTGGTCGAGGATCTGCTCACACGACACGGGTTCAGTGTGATGTACGGGCAGCCAGGATGCGGTAAGACATTCCTCGCACTGGACATTGCGCTCTGTGTCGCTTCAGGGCGTCCATTCCACGGCATGAAGACCATCAAAGGCAATGTGCTGTACATCGTTGGTGAAGGTATCGGTGGTATCGGTAAGCGAACCAATGCATGGAGCAATCACAATCAAGTGCATGAAGACAACGTGTCGATCTTTGTGCTGCCGACAGCGGTGAACTTTAGTAAGGCTGAAGAGATTGAGATGTTACTGGCCACCATTGAGGAGCTGGAACAGAAACACGGCAAGTTCTCACTGGTCGTGGTCGATACCGTGGCGAGATCAATGCTCGGAGCTGATGAGAACTCAGCAACCGACATGGGCAAGTTCGTCAAGAGCTGCGACACCGTCAAGGAGCATTGCGGATGTGCGCTGCTAGCAATCCATCACTCGGGCAAGGACAGCTCCAAAGGGATGCGTGGCTCCAGCGCACTGATGGGAGCTGTCGATACGTCGATTAGGGTTAAGAAGTCAGGCGAGCAGATCACGCTGAATATGGACAAGCAGAAAGATGCGGAGCCGATCGAGGATCAGTTTTTCCTGATGAAGACAACGACTGTGGGTACGTTCTCAACTGAGACGTCTGTGTACCTGGAGAAGATGTCAGAGGCAATGTCGAACGACGCAAGGACAACCGACCTACCGACCAGGCAGCTGAAAGCACTCGACTGTATGCGCGACTCGGCGACGAATAACGTCATTGACGTGTACATGGCCAAGGATAGTTTTTTCTATTGGTTGCAGCATGAAGGTGGGATTCCGGGAGACGATGACAAGGCGAAAGGATCGCGTCGTCAGGTATGGAAACGCGCACTTGATGCGCTTGTAGAGCGTGACATCGTGCTGAGTTTCGACCAGGGACGGCGACTTGAGTTCAAGGCGTTGACGAACAAGGATGTCACAGGCGTGACAGAGCGTGACAGTGATGAAGACCAGTAATGACGCGGGTTGTAGAGGAAGCGTGACACGAGTGTCACAGGTGTGACACCAAGCGTGACATGACACCGAAGCGTGACGTGACGTGACACCACCCTTGGGTGTCACGGCTGTCACGGAGAGTGTCACAGGAGATTTGAAGTGGAAGCAGAAAAGAATTTATTAGCAGCTGAATCGAGGATGAATAAGAAGTGGGGACACCATGCTTGGCGTCGACTCTGTTCGCCTGGCATGGCAGAGAAGTATGCCAGCTTGAGAAAGCAATGGTTCCAGACCAAGGATGTGAGATTGGCTGACAACCTGGTCAAGGGGCTGGCGATGATCGACGCAGAGATCAGCGAGTCGCATAAGCCTGACGACTTCTACTACCTACACCACAAAGGCGAGGAGCGTGACTACTACTTTGTTGCGGATGAATTTGACCAGCAACGGGTGACGGCCAAGATGAAGAAGGACTCGGTTGTGTTCACGTTGGCGGAGGTTGCGGAGGTGATGGAAGCAAAGAGTTTGGCAGACATCAGGAACCTGAAAGCAGCGTTCCCGACATCGACAGTACAGAACGTGACGTTTAACCATGACAATGGAGACATCAATGACGCAATCCCTTTCTAACCTACCCAAGAAGTATTACCCGAAGGAGAAGCCGAAGATCAGGAAATACTCTGTGATTCCTGCTCGCGCCGTCCAGGATGAATCATTGCATCCGACATCACTTCATGTCCTAGCTGCTCTTGGTCTTCACACCAATGCAGTTGGAGTGTGTTGGCCTTCCACGTTGACGCTGGCCCTGCACATTGGCAAGGCAAGAGTCACGGTGTCACGGCACATCAGGAGGCTGCTTGATAAAGGCTACATCCGAAAGCTAGATCCGAAGAAGTATCCTGGCCACATCGTGCAGCAGGGACGTCGCAAGACAAACAGGTATCAAGTGTTGTGGGAAGGTAAAGACCCACTGCCGAGCCGGGAAGAGTTCTGGTCGCCACGTCCGAAGGTGGCTGAGGTCGACTACTTTGTGAAGGACGGCAAGATAGAGGTCGACAACGCAGACATAGATAAAAGACAGGGGGTCTGGGGGAAAGAATCGACGGAATATCAAGCTCTGGCACAAGCGTTCAGGAGCGCAGTCGAGCGCAGCTGCGGCATCCATCGACTGCCTGAACCGAGCTATCAAGCAGCAAAAATCCTATGGAATCAAGGAGTTACGGTTGATCAGGTCAAGGATCACACCGTTGCATTTGTACACCAGGCGCTCAAGGCTGGACGCACTCCACCATTGACTCTAGATCAGGTTGCGAAGTGGGCAGGGCTGTACAAGAAATGATCAATCTGTTCAATAAATGCGCACAGTTATCCACAGGTTTGATAACCCCCTATAAATCAATAACTTACGGAAGGGGTTATGTCGCGTAATCCTTATTATGTTAAAACTTGTGCGCTGCACAATCGCTGGGGCTGTGGGAAAAAAATCCCGCCGCCAAAAGGCGCTATATGCCCCCCTCCCCCTCGGCGCTGTATAGGGGGGATGTCTCGCAAAATTATTTCGACTTTCGCTGGAGGAAAGCATGAAAGATAAAATCAACCCATCTCACTACCAACGTGACGGACTAGAGTGCATCGACGCAATTGAAGCAGCGGTGCAGAACCTGTCTGGCGCTGAAGCCTACGCTACCGGGTCAGCTATCAAGTATCTCTGGCGCTGGAAGGAGAAAGGCGGGCTGGATGATCTGAACAAGGCCAAGTGGTTCATCCAAAGAATGGTTGATCATCTTGAGGAGATCGAGTATCAGGAAGAGCTACGAGCTGAGGCAACGCTGCTAGAGATAGCGAGGAAGCTATGACAAAGAAGATGACGACGCGCCAGGCCCGCAAGGCGCTGGTGTATGGTAGCGATAGTGAAAAAGATGCAGTCAAGCAAGAGCTAGCAGCCATTGGCGCGTCGAACATTACTGATGTGCTGCAATGGACCGAGTCAGGGGCAATGGCGCTGCTTAGATCAAGCGACATCCCCATGCACGTCCAGAAAGCAATCAAGAAAGTGAAGGTAACGCCAAACCAGTACGGCAACGCAATTGAAGTTGAGATGCATGACAAGCTATCAGCCCTGCGCGTACTGGCAAGACATCACGGTTTGATGGAACCCAATGCGGATAGTGATAGTCGGCCCAGCGTGATTGGTATCAACATGACCGGCCCAACAGCAACAACCTATGAGGTGATAGAAGATGGCACGACAGAACCAGGACAAGAGCCAGAGGACGAGCCAGAAGAGAAGAGCCAGGACGACCAGCAAAACTTATTCTGATCAGGTCGGTGGGCTAGATCTTGATTTTTCTTCCGCGCCGACAACCTGGAACTTCCTGAACGACGATTCGTTTGTGCGCGGCCTGATGGGGCCGGTAGGATCGGGTAAGTCATACGGCTGCGCTGCCGAGATCATGCTGCGCGCCGTGAAGCAGCCACCGTCGCCAAAAGACGGTATCCGCTACTCACGGTTCGTGATCGTGCGTAACTCATACCCTGAGTTGCGCACCACAACCATCAAGACCTGGCTTGAGCTGTTTCCAGAGAATATCTGGGGTCCGATGCGCTGGTCACCACCGATCAGTCATCACTTACGCTTACCGAGTCGCGGGGATGCCCACGGCATCGACTGTGAGGTGATCTTCATGGCACTTGATCAACCGAAGGACGTCAGGAAGCTGCTATCACTAGAGTTGACCGGCGCTTGGGTCAACGAAGCCAGGGAGTTGCCGCTAGCTGTCGTCCAAGGTCTGACTCACCGCGTCGGTCGATTCCCGACCAAGTCAAACGGCGGTTGTCCTTGGCGTGGTATCTGGATGGACACCAACCCGATGGATGATGATCACTGGTGGTATCGCCTATCAGAGAAAGAGCCAGTGCGCGGCAAATACAAGTGGGAGTTCTTCAAGCAGCCAGGTGGCGTCATCGAGACGTTACCCGATGATCCTGGCGGCATACCGGCAGCTGGTAAGTTCTGGAAGGTGAACCCGGTTGCGGAGAACATCCAGAACCTACCGCCTGGCTACTATGACCAGCAGCTCGGTGGCAAGAACCTCGACTGGATTCGCTGCTATGCCGGCGGTCAGTATGTGTATGTGCAGGAGGGCCGCCCTGTCTGGCCAGAGTATGATGACTCAGTCATGGCGGCAGAAGACATTCAAGTCGACCCGACGCTCCCGATCCACATCGGACTCGACTTTGGTTTGACACCAGCTGCGGTCTTTGGGCAAAGGCTGACATCGGGTCGCTGGAATATCCTCAAGGAAATCGTGACCGACGATATGGGTTTGGAACGGTTTGGTTTGATGCTCCTCAATGAGATCAATGTGCATTATAGCAAAAACGATATATTGGTATGGGGTGATCCTGCTGGTCAGAAGCGTGATGAGATCTTTGAGGTGACTGCGTTTGATCATCTACGCACTATCGGATTGAACGCCAGGCCGACAGCATCGAACGACTTCCAGGTGCGTCGTGAAGCGGGCGCTATGCCGATGAATCGCTTTATCGACAAGCGGCCAGGGCTACTGGTTTACAAAGATTGTCACCGACTGCGTAAATCCCTGGCCGGTGGTTATCACTTCAAGCGAGTCGCAGTTGGTGGAGGGACAGAAAGATTCAGGGACGCACCCAACAAAAACGAACACTCGCACGTCGGGGACGCTTTCGGGTATCTGCTGCTTGGCGGCGGAGAGCATCGAGCCATGACCAGAGGGTACGGCGGCAGATATGGAGCAGCCGGTTCACAACACCAAGCACAGGTGGACTTTTCGCTATGGTAGAGCCACAGGTAATGCAGGATATGGTGAACATGAATGGGCTGGTATTCTTGCCATTCAGCGCGGTCCACCTAGATTCCCTTGGACTATCAGATGATGATGAGCTGGTCATGCAGTCGCTGCCTGACCTCAAAGAAAGATTGATTGCGCTAGAAGAAAGCAAGATGGCCTGGACAATCTTTTATCAGGGGCAGCCAGCTCTGTGCTACGGGTTTGAATATAAGTGGCAGACAAACATTGAGGCGTGGTTGGTGCCAGGAAAAGTTGCAATCAAACACGGTACACTTTTATCTCGCGGCGCGAGGCGATTGTTTGATAAGATTGGTCCACACATTGGTTTACGTCGCCTACAAATTGTGGTAGATGTCGACCGGGAAAAAGCTGTGCAATGGGCAGAGTTTTTGAAGTTCAAGCGCGAAGGCGTGATGAAGGAATACGGCCCCGAGGGTCACGACTACTATATGTACGCGAGGTTATATACATGAGTGGATTGTTCGGCGGCGGTTCTCCAAAAGCGCCAGACACATCAAAGCAGGAAGAGATGCAGGAAAAGCAGGAAGCCAGGGTTGCCCGTCAGGAAGCTGAAGAGCAGCGTCGCTTAGCTGCACAAACACGCGCCCGTCAAACTGGCGGAACTCGATCACTACTTTCTCCCGAGCGCGAAGATGCGCGCAAGGGGCTAACCACTAAACTAGGAGCATGATATGGGATTCGGAGGAGGTGGCGGAAAGCCAGCACCAGCACCAGAGCCGGTTGTAGAGCCAGAACCAGAAAAGCCAACAAAGCGTCAGCAGGATGATTCTGCCGCGTTGCGAGCGCGCCGACGTAGACCAGCGACATCGCTGTTGTCACCAGAGCGTGAACAAGCTCAACAGGGCTTGCCTCGGAAGTTGAGTGGTGGCGAGTAAGGTCAACGAGGCCGGCAACTATACCCAACCTGGGATGCGTAAGCGGATGTTTGAGCAGATCAAGTCGTCAAACGTCCAAGGCACTCCAGCTGGTAAATGGTCGGCTCGGAAAGCTCAGTTGCTAGCCAAGAAGTACAAAGCCAAGGGTGGCGGGTATACGTCGTGAAAGAATCGCAGCAGTCGTTGTTTAAGTGGACAAAACAGAAATGGCGAACAAAGTCAGGCAAGCGCAGCTCAGACACAGGCGAGCGTTACCTCCCGGAGAAAGCGATCAAAGCGTTGTCTCCACAGGAATACGCAGCGACAACCCGCGCCAAGCGCAAAGGTGGTGGGGTTGGTTCTTCTGTCCCTCAGCCAGACAAGATTGCATCCAAAGTAAGGAAGTACCGTAATGCGTAAGGAACACAAAAATCCTGAAGGCGGTTTGACTGAAGCTGGACGTCGTCACTTTGAGGCGAAGGATGGTGGCGATCTCAAGCGTCCGCAGCGCAAAGGCACTGACGGTCGCCGGGTATCGTTTGCTGCTCGGTTCTCTGGCATCAACGCCAAGATGAAGAACGAAGACGGCAGTCCAACTCGATACGCTCTAGCGTTAAAACGCTGGGGTTTTTCATCACCCGCAGAGGCCCGCGCTTTTGCTAAACGAAACAAACAGGAGGCGTGATATGCCAATGACTGAGAAAGGTAAAACAATCAAGACTGCCATGATGAAGAAGTATGGCAAGAAGAAAGGCGAAGGTGTCTACCATGCGTCAGCGAAGAAAGGCACTATCAAAGGTGTAGAGAAGAAAGGATATTGACATGGGCCGTATGACACCAGGCGAGATCCTGAAGCGTCAGGAGAAAGCTGACGCACGAAAGGAAAGCTGGCGAACCATTTACGAAGAGTGCTATGAGTTCGCGTTGCCGCAACGTAACCTGTACACAGGACACTACGAAGGCAAGACGCCTGGTCAGAACAAGATGGCTCGGGTGTTCGATTCAACTGCGATCAACTCAACGCAACGATTTGCCAACCGGATTCAGTCAGCATTGTTCCCGCCGTACAGAGCCTGGTGTACGCTGACTCCAGGCAATGACATCCCCAAGGATCGTCAGCCTGAGATCAGGCAAGCACTTGAGATCTATGCAGAAAAGATGTTCGACGTCATTCGTCAGACAAACTTTGACGTAGCGATCTCTGAGTTCTTGATGGACCTCTGTGTTGGGACAGCTGTAATGCTGATCCAGCCAGGCGATGAAGATGCCCCCGTTCGATTTACTCCTGTGCCGCAATACCTTGTCTCTCTGGAGGAAGGTCCATACGGCTCGGTCGACAACGTCTATCGTAAGATGCGCATCCGCGCAGACGTGATTCAGCGTCAGTGGCCAGACGCAATAATCCCTCCGCAGCTACAAGCACAGATTGACCGCAAGCCAGAGGCTGAGATCGAGCTAATCGAGGCGACTGTCTACAACGATGAGATCGAAGAATACTGCTATCACCTGATCCATCCGAAGCACAAGGAAGTGGACCTAGTCTATCGGACCATGAAAGTTTCACCTTGGGTCGTCGCTCGGTTCATGAAAGTGCCAGGTGAGGTTTATGGACGTGGACCGTTGGTCACTGCGTTGCCAGACATCAAGACGCTGAACAAGGTTGTTGAGCTGGTACTCAAGAACGCATCGCTTGCTGTGTCAGGTGTATATACAGCAGCTGATGACGGTGTACTGAATCCTCAGACGATCAAGATTATTCCTGGGGCGATCATTCCGGTTGCGCGTAACGGTGGACCGCAAGGCGAATCACTGCGTCCATTACGCACAGGTGCTGATTTCAACGTCTCGCAGCTGGTGCGCAATGACCTAGTGATGTCGATCAAGAAGATGCTGTTTGATGACTCCCTGCCACCTGACAATATGTCAGCCAGGTCAGCAACCGAAATCGTGCAGCGCATGAAGGAGCTGTCGCAAAACCTAGGCTCGGCCTATGGCAGATTGATCACAGAGGCGATGACGCCAATCGTGCGTCGCGTATTGTCTGTGATGGACGAGCGCGGGATCATTGACTTGCCTTTAGAGGTCAATGGCCTCCAGGTCAAGATCGTTCCAACATCTCCACTTGCTCAAGCTCAAAACATGGATGACCTGGAGAAGGTCTTGCAGTTCGGGCAGATTGCACAGCAGTTCGGTCAAGTAGCAGCCGTGACGCTAAAACAGGAGGCAATGATTGATTATATCGCTGTCAAGATGGGCGTACCGCAAGAGTTGCTGAATACACCGGAAGAAAGAGAGATGGTGATGCAAGAGATGCAGCAAGCAATGATGGCACAACAGGCAGCAGCAGCCGGTCCACTACCAGAGGGAATGTAAATGGAAGGATGGGATTCAATGCGGCCAGCGGATAACTCCGGTCTGGCCAAGAGCAAACTCGCACAAGATGAACTAGACATTGTCTTTGTTCGTTGTTTTTCAACAGAGGCTGGGGCAGAAGTCCTGGCTTATCTACAATCGATGACCATTGATCAGCCGTCCTGGTATCCAGGCGAAGACCCGTCACATGGGTTTGCGCGTGAAGGCCAGAACAGCATTGTGCGCGAGATCTTGCGTCGTCTAGAAAGAGGAAGAAACCAATGAGTGATGAAGCAGTCATGGACGCACCGGCTGAAGAGTCAGGTTCGCTATTAGCTCCAGAGGTTGGAAGCAAAGAATCCGATCAACCGGCAGAGATGCCACACCTTGAGCAAACAGAAGAGCATCAAGCTGACGACGCCATTGAGTGGGGCGACCGTCCAGACTGGATGCCAGAAAATTTCTGGAACGATTCGGATGGACCGGATCTTGAAGGTCTGTCTAAGTCATACAATGAGTTGCGAGCAAAGTTCTCCCAGGGTCAGCATAAAGCGCCGAAGGACGGCAACTACGACATCAGCTCACTCAAGGATAACGGGGTCACTGATGATGACCCTATGCTCAAAGATTTCATGTCTTATGCAAAAGACGCTGGCATGAGTCAAGATCAATTCAACACGTTGACCAGTATGTATATGCAGCACATGGGGCAGCAGTTTGAGCAGATGGAAACAAACGCTGAAGCAGAGCTAGCAAAGCTCGGGCCAAAGGCTGACAAGCTGATCAAGAGTACCAATCAATGGTTAGGCAAGATGGCATCGTCAGGGGCGATGACTGAAGATGAAGTTGAAGCTATGGTCAAGCTGGGATCAACCGCAGCTGGCGTTCGCGCACTGAATAAGATCCGCGAGTCATACGGTGAGCGCACAATCCCTGATGTAACGGTCCAGGAGTCAAACCAGTACACCCGAGCCGAGCTTGATGCGATGGTTGGTGATCCACGATACAAGACAGATCCCGCCTACCGGGAGAAGGTCGAAGGTCTGTTCATGGAAATGTACGGATAGCGTATCACCTGGGGGACTCATACGTCCCCCAATCTCTTTCCCCCTCTAGCTTTTTTGTTATATTCCAATCAACCGACAACTCTTCTTGAGCCGGTCACCTGATCAATGCGGCCCGCCTTGGACAACCGACACAGGTTTTACCCAAAAATTTGTAACATGAGGAAAGGAAACAATGGCAGTTTCAATCAATAATGCCTTTGTCACCCTGTTTGACTCAGAGGTAAAACAAGCGTACCAAGGGCAGCGTCTCTTGGCTGGTGTTACCCGCGAGCGTTCAGGTGTAGAAGGTTCGACAGTTAAGTTCCCTAAAATTGGTAAGGGTTCGGCAACTATCCGCGTTCCACAGACAGACGTCACTCCACTCAACGTCACTTACTCACAAGTGACTGCGACAATGGAAGACTACATTGCTGCGGAATACTCAGACATCTTCAACCAGCAGAAAGTCAACTTCAACGAGCGTCAAGAGCTTGTCCAGGTTGTATCTGGTGCAATCGCACGTCGCATGGACCAGGTGGTTCTCGATGCGTTAGCAGCAGCTTCATCACCTGAAACAGTGTCTAACGACATCGGTGGTACTGACTCAAACTTGAACGTAGCTAAGCTGCGTGAAGCGAAGAAGAAGTTGGACAAGAACAACGTACCTGGTGAAGGTCGTTCTATCCTTGTTCACGCGAACAACCTACAGTCTTTGTTGGGCGAAACTGAAGTAACTTCAGCTGACTTCAACACAGTTCGCGCACTTGTGTCTGGTGAAATCGACACGTTCTTGGGCTTCAAGTTCATCACTTTTGGTGATCGTGACGAAGGCGGTTTGCCGGTCGATGGATCGTCTGACCGTACCGTTTACGCATTCCACCGTGATGCACTCGGCCTTGGTATTGGCATGGGCCAGCAGTCTCGCGTTGACTATATCGCAGAGAAGACTTCCTTCTTGGTTGCGTCAATGTTCTCTGCTGGTGCGGTAGCGATCGATGACGAAGGTATCGTCACAATCACTTGCCGTGAAGCATAAGGAGGATTAGACAATGGCTTTTGATAAAACCACTTTTCAGCCAATCGGCGGTCAAGCTAAAGCAGGCAACGCTCCACAAATGTGGTCATATGTTGCACCAACTGCTGATGCAATCGCAGACATTGATGACGAAGGATACTTCAACGAAGTAGCTGATCTTCTGAAAGTCGGCGACGTAGTCTATGTTTGGGATTCAAGTGTCCCAACAGCTAGCTTCTTGGTTGTACTATCAAACACAGGTACTGTGGTTGATACAGGTAATGCAACTGCATTAACTGTTACTGACACCTAAGATGGATGGCCCCCGAAAGGGGGCCGTTTCATAGGAGAGGCAAATGGCATCAGGTGATACCAAACTGTCCATCTGTTCGGACGCTTTAATCATGTTAGGGGCATCGCCTCTTTCGTCGTTTTCGGAAGGTACTGACGCAGCGCAGATCTGTGACCGACTGTACGATGACCTAAAAGATTCTCTCATTGCTTCCTATCCCTGGTCCTGGTCATTCAAGAAAGTGCAGCTTGCACGCTTGACGACAACCCCGGTGACTGAATGGAAGTATGAATACGCACTGCCTGGAGACACATTGTCTGGTGTGCGAGCTGTGTTTAATGCTAGCTCTGCAGGTATGCGACCTATTGCGCGTGGATGGGAAATCATCGACAGCAAACTCCAGACGAATGAAGAAGACATCTGGATTGACTACCAGGCTTCTCCACTTGAGGCGACACTGCCAACCTACTTTGTGCAGCTGCTGAAGTATGCAATGGCTGCTGAAATCGCAGAGACAGTCACTGACCAGATCACTAAAGCTGACTATTATGAACGCAAAGCCTATGGCTCTCCAGGTGAAAATCGGAGAGGTGGGTATATGCGCGTGGCGATGAACATTGACGGCGCAAGTAAGTCTGTCGAAAGGATCGAGGACTATAGCTTAATCGCGGTGCGTCAATGAGTCGGATTGTTCGCGTACAAACAAACTTTACATCAGGTGAGCTTGATCCAAAGTTGCGTGCGCGTATTGATCTGCAGCAATACTACAACGGCTTAGAAACAGCGCAGAACATTGTTGTACAGCCACAGGGCGGGATAGCACGTCGTGATGGCACTCGATTTATCACAGAGCTTCCCGCATCAGCCGGTGACGCTGTACGCATGGTGCATTTCGAGTTCTCAGTTGATGACAGCTACATGCTCATCTTTGTCGATGAACGCATGTACGTTTTCAAGGATGGTGTCTTAATCACTGACATTAACGGGTCGGGAAACGACTACCTGACTGTCACCAAAATTACAGATGCAATCATTCCGACAATGTGCTGGGCGCAGTCAGCTGACACCCTGATTATCTGCCAGGAAACAATGATCCCTCAAAAGATTGTGCGCGGCGCGTCTGATTCGTCCTGGACAATCTCTGATCTATCATTCGACTTCATTCCCAAGTTCGCTTACACAATCACGACCACTGCAGGATCAAGCGTTGGTACGCATGACTTCCTGAAGGTCGATGCGCCAGACGGCAATATCATTATCGAAGCGCAGAATACTGGTCCATCAGACGCCAACATTTTTACTGCGTCAGCTGCTACCTACGTCAACCAGTACATCAATGTTGAGCCACAGGGCCGGCTGCGCATTATCGCCAAAGTCGATGATCACACGCTCAAAGCTGTCTCTGAGATCCCGCTGTTTGATGACACAGACATCCTCGATACAGAATGGGAGTTGGAGTCCGGATATGAAGACACTTGGTCTGTCACTCGCGGCTGGCCTCGCACAGCTGTATTTTATGAAGGGCGACTGTTCTTTGGCGGTGCGTCATCGCGTCCATCAACACTATGGGGCAGCCGAGTTGGTAATTTCTTCAACTTTGATCCAGGCGAAGCATTAGATGATGCCGGTCTTGAAGCGACGCTAGATACTGGTCGGTTCAACGCGATCGTTGATTTATACGCTGGTCGTAATCTACAGATCTTCAGCACAGGAGCTGAGTTCTATATTCCGCAAACATTAGGTGACCCAATTACACCCAGTAATCTGTCAATCCAAGAACAGACATCTAATGGAGCGAAGCCTGGTATTCGAGTGGTCAATGTCGACGGCGCAACTGTCTTCTTGCAGCGCCAGGGCAAAGCATTATCTGAGTTTGTATTTAGTGACACAGTCAACGGCTATGTATCAACAAAGATCTCTTTGCTGTCGTCGCATTTGCTAAAGACGCCAATTGATATGGCAGTGCGTAACGCAACGTCAACTGATGAAGGCAACCGGCTTCTGATCGTCAATGATGACGACGGGTCAATCGCTTGTTACACGTTGCTGCGCTCACAGGAAATTATCGCTCCAACAGAATGGACAACCGATGGAGATTTCATCTCTGTTGGCGTCGACATCTCAGACACCTATGTTGTCGTCAAGCGCACTATTGATGGCGGTCCTAAATACTATGTTGAGATCTTTGACGACGAGCTGACGCTCGACTGCGCAAAGAAAGGAACATCAGGGACTACGATCACTGGCTTAGAGCATTTGCGATTCGAGACAGTTAAGGTGATCCGAGACGGCGTTGTTGAAGCTGATCAAGTGGTTTTATTGAACAGCATCACATTTGCCACACCAGCCACAACCAGTTATCAGATTGGCTTGGATTACACGCCATTAGTTGTGACGCTGCCGGCAGAGCCACGCCTAGCATCAGGTCCATTGCGCGCATTCAAGAAGCGCATCCTTGAAATCAACAGTGAACACTTTGAGTCGTATGCAGTCACAATTAACGGTGAGCAGGTTGCCTTCCGACAGTTTGGTGAGGACGTACTTGACATTCCAATTCAACCGTTTACTGGTTTAAAAAGATCCGGTCCCCTTTTGGGTTTCTCAAATGAGGGTAAAATCACAATAAGTCAGTTGGTGCCATTACAGATGAATGTATTGGCGCTTGACTATAAGTTATCGGCGGGACAGTAAGATGGCATTTGCAGCAGCAGCAGTCGCAGGAGCGTCAACACTACAAATCGCTAGTGCAGCTCTATCAGCAGTCAGTGCGATCGGTCAGATCCAGGCAGGTCGCCAGCAAGCTCGCGCCTATCAAGCGCAGGCAAGACAGGCAGAACTGAAGGGCAAGCAAGCAGAGCTGCAGTATCGTCAGCAAGGTCTTGAGATTCTGCGTCGCACCCGGCAAAACATTTCGACTGTTACAGCGCGTGCAGCTGCTGGCGGGCTTGACCCATACAGCGGATCGCCTCAGTCATTGCGTAATTACGCTGCAGCAACTGGTACAGAAGAATTTTACTTGTCACAAGAGAATGCGCAGTTAGCGCAGATCACTGGTGAAGTGAATGCACAACAGTATC